CAGAAACTCAGGGTACTCGTTCTGTCTGTCGTACACTGTAGCGTCTGAAACACCAAGGCAATCGGCTATTTGTGAGATCGTAAGACCGCGAGAAGCCATTTCTCCGGCTTGTTCGCATATAGCCTTATCAGGTATCCACTTAGGTCGTCCGGTCATTATGCCTCTGCGCCAAATGTTTCTTTATGGTTCATTGATGGGTTGTGCAATATAACGCTTTCTTCGTCTGGTGGTAACGCATTAGACCGCATGTCTACGGAGTCACACCAAAGGATTAAAGCGGCTTTAATTTGAAAGGTTGCTGATGGGCATTCGAGTATATTCTGGGTGATTCCATCTACCTTAGTCAGTAAATCATACCAGCCATGCTCTTCACAATCTAATATACGTTGCGTAATCTGTAACTGTTTCATGTCTGCCTCCCGCATTTCTGCTGTATTGGCCTTAACATAATATCAGTTTTGTTTACATAGTAAAGGGTATTGCATTCTACCATAAAAAAAGACCCCGTTAGGAGTCTCTTTTGAATTCATCTTTGGCTATAGCCGTTAAGCCTATTACTACGCAAATTATCCCATACAGAATCACAATACACCTCGAAGTTTATTAAGAGGGGATTATAAAGACTATCGGATATGATCGGAAATGCAGGTTAATCATGTAAGTCATACCATAAATGATATTGGTTCTTTGTCGCGACAGGTGAACCACTCCTGCGTCTCCCGTTTAAACGGTACGCTAGATTTGAAAAAGCTAATTCATTATTCACCCCCTAGCGTAAATTAATAGGTGGTTCGTTCTCGATCACTGGTGAACCAAGCCAGCTTCAAAGGTCAGGGGAAACCTCGATCTAATTTAAATAAGCGTGTAGCGATATAGCTATGAAGCTAAACAGCGCCCCTGCTGATGCAATAAACAATAAACGCTTGGCTATCTTATACTTGAAAGCATAACTATCAGCAATCAATTGATCTGCAAGCCGGTTAATCTCTTCTACCATTGCAGCTAGTTCTTTATCTTGATTGCTCATCATTCGCCCACCTCATATCCTGCAAACTCTTCAGGCTGTACGTTAAAAACATCGTTATAGACTTGATTGACAACATCGTTTAAATGAAGCTCCAGATACAAGTAAATGTCCCCGCGCAAAATGCAAGAAATGTCTTCGTCTTCAGTTTCCTCGTACAGGTATCTTAAAAACACTGCCTGCTTGATTACGCAAGGCGGAAAAACGTCATCCCACCAAGACCGAAAATTAAGCAAAAAGTTGTAGCAAATTTCATCTTTATGCTCGTCTGACATTACAATAATGCTGCCGTCAAAATGGCGGTAATCTTTTATTATTCTTGGCAGGTTATCTTCAAGCCAGATTTTAAAATCAATCTCAGGGTGGCTCATTAGCAAACCCCCTTGAGGCAGTCGTTAAATTCCATAGTTGAAGCTATGCAGTACAGTGAGAATAAAACTACAGCGGCTAGTATGCCCATGCGGTTGTCTTTTTTAACTTCAGCAGCTTGGTCGATTTGGTTTAGCTGGCTGTAACTTAATGAGTGTTTCATTTCTTTCCCCTTGGTTTGAATGCCCCCGAAGGGGCTCTTGGTTTAGCAGCAGTGCTTGTAAAAGTATTGAGAATCTCTCCAGTTTTCTTTGATGTCTTTCTTTGCTTCTTCCAGAGTTTCTGCTGTATATACCCAGCCACTTAAAGCGTAGACCCATACATTTTCTTGAGTGTCTAGCTGGACTGAGTGGTTGTAATAAGTGATTGTTTCCATTTTGTAACCCCTGTTGCGCTGAATGAGGTGTAACTATGGGGCTTTATCTTGACAATGTAAAGCGTTCTGATACAAATAAATTAATTAATTGTAAGAAACTGGCTCATAGCTTTCACTGGCAAGCATTTTTTTATGCTCTTCTCTGTAGTGCTTGGCTATCTCAGCCCTTAGCAGCTTGTTGGTTTTCATTAAGCACTGCCACTTCTCCCGCAGTATATCCAGATGCCCTTGGCCTTTGTATTGCTCAAGCCATGCGGTGAAGTCTAAAGGGTTGGCGGTAAAGGTCAGGTGACAGTAGTGACAAAGGCACACAGCGTTCATCATTGACCACCTAACGGACTTTGCAGCCCTACCGAATATGTGGGCGCATTCCATCCGGCCATCTTGCCTATGGCAATGCTCGCACTCAAAGCCAGCGTTCTGCCTTACAACGTCACTAAACCACTTATCTGCTGCATCGCGCTTAATAGCCATCTTCACATTCCTGCGATTCAATTAGCCTGTTTAGATACCACTGAGCTTTTTTCAGGTCTTCTAGCGGCTTGCCCTTCATCTCAAAGCGCCAAAGGTACTTCTGGATATTGCCTTTTAGATACCCTTTAAATGCAATTTCAGACATCGATTCCTGAATTGCATCAATGCACTCAATACCACCACTGTTGTAATGGCTTGGCTGATTTACTACGTCTTCGTCCGCCCAGTCATCCTTATGGCATTCAGCCATAGCGTTATCAATCTTGTTTTCGACTGCCGGTATTTCTTTTCTCAATCGTTCCCAATCTTTAACATCTGGATCAACCATTATTCTTCCCCTATCATTTCTTCGTTAAATTCAATTTCTGAAGGTATAAGCTCCATGCAGCCAGTACATACACCATAAGCCAGATCATCACCAAGCCAATACTCAAGAACACCGTTGCAATCATCACAAAACTGTCTGTGTAGCGACATACTTTTTGGGGGAAACTGCACAACGTCACCCATTAGCCCACCTTTATCTTTACGCGGGAATCTTCGCCCGTATCTTTGTGATACACCACGGCAGTCATAGAACGCTCTGCACCGTATCCCTCCGAACTGTGCCAGCTATCGGTAGCGGTAAGGCTGCCCCAATGCTCGAAATGCATTGAACCAAGCTCCCTTGCAGTATGATGGTGAATGTGTCCAAGGTGGCAGTATCTGTTCTTGGACTGGCTCCACTCGTCATCGAGGTTTCTGATAACCGCCTGTAAGATCTGCTCGTGCTTCATTCTGTCTCCGTGATGGAAGACAAACAGGTTGTTATGCCATTGGTAATGGATGAACTTAGAATAGTTTTGTAAGACATCTACGCGCTTTTCTTTGGCGTACAGTAGCTCAATGCAGCTAGATAAATGGCAAGCCATATCAGAATCATGGTTGCCGCGCACATTGATAACTACTACTTTCTTGTGTGTTTCTAGCATCTTGTTAATTAGCGCCTGAAACAGCCTGCCTGCAAGCTTAAAGGTCTTTGCTATGCGTGTATCTACATCTACCGGAGTGCCTTTGGTGGTAGTGTTGGCGCTAGAATCGGCGTGAAAAAAATCGCCGCAGTTCAAAAGAACTCCAATCTCGGCATCTCCTACCCGTGAAGCAAGGCGATTAGTTGAATCCAACAGTATGCTGGTTGCTATCTTAACGTCCCAATCAGCATCATCACCTGCCATTTTTGTTTCACCGTCTGCAAGCATCCCAAAGTGGTGGTCACCCATCATATACATGGCTAGGTAGTCTGAATTAACCTTCTTAGGAGCCTTTACAGGCTGTTTAAAGCCGGTTAGGTCGTCTTGCATGCCATCTATCATATGGGCAAGCTTTGTCTTCATATCGCGCTTTTCTGGCTCTTGGATAACCCATTGAAGAGCAACAGTTCCGTCCTCTTTGTAAGCAGTTGAAACTCTCTTAGCTTCAAAGCCAGCCATCGTTTCACGGTCTACGCTTTTGTGGGGAGCTACTGCTTTACTTGCCGCCCGTTCTTCTAAGCGATTCATGATCTTATCAACACCTCTACGGCCTTTCCCTAAAGCTGTTGCTGCCTTGGTGTTAGAACCGTGAGCAATAACGGCTTTACATGCTTCTCTTTGTGCGTCACTTGTTGCAAACTCTAATAATATAGCTGGATCAATCTTAGCCATGCCTATTTCTCCTGTTTACGCTTCAGCGCGGTGTACTCATTGTACTGCGGTAAGGATAACATTACATCCTTTTGTGCTGCCCAGTGATAGACCTGATCCATGAAGTAACACATCTCGCCCTTATGCTTAGGCAGTGGCATCACTTGATCAGAATAGGTTTCTTTCCCTATCGCTACTGAATGAGTGCCAAGAAACATGCTTTTCATCATAAACTTCATGCCCGCTTCGGTGGCATTGGGAACCTTCTTAACAAACGTTTCTGACATCTCCCTACACCAGATATGAAACAGGGCATTCTGGCCAAGTGATCGCGGATCATCGTAACGCTCAAGCTTAACAACCAGTGGCACTGCATAATCCCAGCTTTCTATTCGCTTTAGCAGGAAAGGCAATTGTGTCTCCACTGCCCTTTTGCTCTTGATTAAAACGTGATCACCTTGGCTCATAACTTCACCCTTAACCATTTATCAGACAACTGCATGTCAGTGGTTTCCAAGCGGTTATATTCTCCTGTTCTTGAAAAGTTCCAGCCACCAGAAGGCTCTTTAGTTGGTCTAACCTCTTTATCAGTGAGGACACATTTCTGTTTCATCCTAGAGTGCATGGTTTTATCATTAACGCCGATGATCAAGCTGATTTGTTTCAGAGTGTACTTTTCACCAGTCACTAGCTTTTCATGCGTCCCTTCAAAGGTGTATAAGACCGGATTCTTTCCAGCACTACGCGGCTCAAAGTTTCGGTTAGGCATTTCTCAGCACCCCATCAAAATAAAACCCACGTTGATCAAGGTAGTGTTGCTTCATCATCTGAGCCTCTTGAGGGTCTAACCAAGTAACATCGGTAAGCTGCATATCCATCGTAAGGGACTTCAGGCTGATAGGCGCTGCGGTAATGCCTTGAGGGTCTAGCTTTGCTGCTATGGCCTGCTTTCCAATGACTGCTGGACTACTTCCACCTCTATCCTGCGAACGCGATAACCAGCTATTCACAAAGCGTTTAATGCCTGCTTTGGTTTTGCGCTTCTTTGGATTTGCATCAAGCCACGATTCCATAGCCCTCAGCTCTTGAAAGACATCTACTGCCTGATAAGCCTTTGACCATGCAATCATGTCAGCGTCTTCAGGCTCCCATCGTTCCCCAGTGTTTAATAACATATTATTCCCCAAATGCTAATTGATATAAGTGCTTCTCAATGTTTCCAAAAAATAAAGCCATAGGCTCCAAGTCGTGATACTTTTTCTTTCCACCGTCTTCTCTTTCAATCAGTCCGTCAGAGTTCTGGCCCTTCCTTTTTATCTCGCAGGTTGACCAGTAATCAGCCTTCCTATCCCAGCCCATAAACTCAACCTTGGTCGCCAGCTTCTCGCCTTTAGGGATCAAAACACTTGCAAAAATATAATAGTGGCATGGATAGTCTTTCTGGTAAAGGTTGACATGGGTATCGTAATTAGCTCGACAATCAACCGTTCGTTGTTTTGCCTTTAGGTCAATAGTTGCTTTGCCTATCTGGAAATCAAAGTGGAAACTGGTTGATGCGGTGTAGTCGTATTCAAGGTATTGCTTATCAAGAAGGTCTTTAAACACCAACTCAGCAAGGTTGCCTGCGTACTGCCCTGAGCCGTTATCAAGCATTGTCTTGCCGTTAAACGCCTTGTTAGTCGCCATGTCTAAGGCTTCTTTGTGGTTAGCTTCAGTTGGAATAAGTATCATGCAAACCCCCTACAGTTCTAGTCTAATCGTAATTCCAGCCTGACAGCTTCTGATGTATTTCAAGCATTGACTGAAAATCAATATCGCAATATTTGCCCATAATCTCAACCCTTACACCTTCATCGTCAAATGATTCGCAATCAGGATCAAACCAGATTAAGCCATCATCGCCATCAGTATAAAAGCAACCAACGCCACCATCTGATATGTAAGTCTTGTAATCATGCTGAAAGGAACTAATCCAGTCTATAAAATCTGAATTAGTCATTCCTAATAATTCACTTGCTGTCTCTATATGATCCATTCTCTTTTCCCCTAAGCTCGGCAAGCCTCGCCAAGTGTTTAATTAAATAAGTTTTTATGTATATTGTTTCTTAATGTGTACTTAAATATACATTTACTATAGATGTTATAAACCCTTTTACTTCGAAAAGTAAAATTCAAGATCAAAGGGCTAAAGCAACTTTGCGGTTAAACTAATGCTTGTATCGTGTATCCAAACTATTCACAGATAAAAACCGATTTAACTGTGA